ATGACGACTGACCTGAAGCCCAACCCGGACCGACTGGCCCTGCTGCCGGAGATCAAGCTTCTCTCCGGCGGGCACTCCGCCCCCGACTCAACCTGCACGCATCCGAAGGGCTGCGCCGAGGAGATCGAGTCCTGGGTGCTAGAGCAGGACTGGACCGACCAGTCGCCTTGGAAGTCCCCGATCATCTCCGCCTTCCGCCGCCGCCTCAACGACGGCCTCCCCGAGGGTCTCCGTCAGAAGCTCAAAGAGGAGACGATGTTCATGGGCATCGGCACCGCCGGGGACGGGCTGGACGAGCAGCGCTCCTGGATGGTCGCCGACTGGGCGATCCGAGTAGCCCTCCCGACCTGGTTGGAAGTGTCCGGTGTCAAGGAGACGCCGAAGGCGCTCCGCGCGTTCCCGGTGATCACCGCCGAGACCTTCGAGGAGGCCAAGCCCTTCGTCTACAAGATCCGCGACGAGGCTTGGGAGCGCCGCCGCGAATGGCGGAAGAAGCTGACCGAGGCCGTCAAGGCGGAGCTGATAAAGCGGGGTATCAAACGTGCCGTTGCCGCTGCCGCTGCCGTTGCCGATGCCGCTGCCGATGCCGTTGCCGATGCCGTTGCCGATGCCGTTGCCGTTGCCGTTGCCGTTGCCGTTGCCGATGCCGCTGCCGATGCCGTTGCCGCTGCCGTTGCCGCTGCCGATGCCGTTGCCGTTGCCGTTGCCGATGCCGCTGCCGATGCCGCTGCCGATGCCGTTGCCGCTGCCGTTGCCGCTGCCGATGCCGTTGCCGATGCCGTTGCCGCTGCCGATGCCGTTGCCGATGCCGTTGCCGCTGCCGTTGCCGATGCCGATGCCGTTGCCGATGCCGCTGCCGATGCCGCTGCCTGGCCCGGTACCTACAGCGCGGTCTACTGCAAGCTGAAGCCGATCTACGAAGAGAAGATCGGTGAGAAGTACGAGCCGACCCAGACCGAGCTTCTGTCCTCGGCGCTCGACCTGATCAAGCGCATGTCGGAGCTGGAGGCCGGCGAGTGAGCCAAACGGCCTTCATGAAAGCGGAGCGAACCCGTCGCTCCCGCCCTAAGGCGAGCAAAGAGCAGCGCGACTACATCGCCTTGCTCTCTCGCCAGCCCCAGCTAGAGGGGTTTAGGGGGGCAGTTCGGTGAGTCGTATCGAGCGTGCCCAAGAGGCGCGTCGACTTCGGGATAGCGGTCTGAAGCTGCGGGAGATCGCAGCGACGATGGGGGTTGCGAAGTCGACGGTCGGGGCTTGGTTGAACGACCCCGATGGGTCGAAGCTTGCTGCCCGGAAGGACGGCTACAGGGGGACCTGCGAAGGATGCGGGAAGCGCACCGATGGCAGCGCCGGACCGGGGAACGCGCCGAGCCTCTGCAGGGTGTGCGGACCGAAGGCGCGCGCCAAATGGTCACCCGAAACGCTCATCGCCAAGGTACGGGAGTGGGTCGGCCTCTACGGCGAGACCCCCACCGCATATGACTGGTGCCCATCGCTTGCCGACGGGAATAACTGCAAGAACGCTGCCGCCGTAAGAGAGCGCTTTGAGGCCGGCGACTGGCCGAACTCCGCAACGGCGAAGGAATACTTCGACGGCTCCTGGTCAGACCTCATTGAGGCAGCCGGATTCACTCGGCCACAGAAGGGGCAGGCCCGGACCCCGGGTCCCCGTGGCCGCACCCTGCCCAGCCCAAGGTCCGGGGCGGTGGCATAGATGGGGGGAGAGCACCATCCTGAAGGTCTTCCGCGCCTACCTCCAGTGCACCTGTGAGAAGCCGGCGGACCTCCGAAGGCTGGCCAAGGAGTTCGACCTGGGATCAGAGGGCGGCATGAGGCCGACGATGAACTTTCAGGTTGGCGAGGCATTCGACTTCGGCGAGCAGTTGGCGAACGGCCCAATGGTCTTTTTCTGGGGCCAAGGTGAAGTGACCGAGCCTCGCCCTGGCCGCGAGATCCAATGGCCCAACGAGCCGACTAGCAAGCTCTCATGGCTGGAGCGCCGACGTGGTTTCCGGCACTGGAAGATCCTGCTTCGCCTCCAGCCTCCAGCCGGGGAAAGCCTCGACGAGTGGGGGAGTCGGGCAGCCGCCGCCGCGGGCGTCTCATTTACGGCACGCGCTGAACGGAAGCCCGAGGAGGGCGACACGGCCGTGTGGTTCCCGGCCATCGGCAAGGGAAGAAACGCAGCCGAGGCGATGGCCGGGGCCGGCGCGCTGCTTTCGCGGCTTCAGTGCTTTGAGGTCGCCGCGCTCCAGGTTCAAGTCGAACTGTTCGGAGAGGCGGCGTAGGTGCCGTGGCGTACAAGCAACAGGGCGGGCAGGTAGATGGCGTTCACCTACCACAAGGTCTACCGGCTGTTCTGGAAGGACCCGAAGGTCCGGGCTTGGATCTCGGCCGGCGAGGACCGCACGGTCCTGCTCGCGCTGTACATGATCACCTGCGATCACAAGAACTCGGAGGGGCTCTACTACCTGCCGAAAGCCTACGTCTCGGCCGACCTCGGCTGGGAGGCGGACGTGGTCGGGGAGCGGATGGCGCACCTGTTGGCGGATCGCTTCATCGAGTACGACGAGGGCGCCGAAGTGGTGTTCGTCTGCAACGGCCTCAAGTACCACGAACCGAATTCCAAGCTCCAGATAAAAGGCGCGATTTCGGCTCTGGAAGAGGTCCCGGCGACTCCCTTGCTCGCCTCATTCCTAACGGCTGCGGAAACACATGCCAAAGGGTTGGCCAAAGAGATACGCAAAGTCTTCAAGAAACGGTTGGCCAAGTGAACGCCAACAACCAGCTCCAAAACCAGCTCCAAGAGAACCCCCCTGAGTCCCCCCACCTTCGGCTGGCGGACCCGATAGATCCAGTTCCGATTGAGGTCCGACTGCACCGGGTCCACGTCCAAGGCTCTCGCCGCAAACGCGATCTCGCGGCCGTCGAGCGCCACGAAGCGCAGCAGGCCCGGAACCGGGCAGCCGCTGCGCTCGCCCAATCCGACTCTGCCACGGCACTCGCCCCGGAGGTCTGGGCCGACGCGCTCAAGGTGCTGGCCGCCTGTATTCCCGATGCCACCTTCCGAATCTGGGTCGAGCCGCTGAACCTCATTGGCACTGACGGATCCACCGTCTTCCTCAGTGCCCCGCTGGGCATCGCCGCCTGGTGCGAGCGCCGCTACTCCACCCTGATCCGCGAAGCCCTCGAAGCGCAGCTCGGCCGAGAGATCGCCGTCGAGTTCATCCCGACCGGGGATGCCGGGGAGATGGCGGCATGACCCCGATCCTCGACCCCGTGGCAAAGCAGCTCCAGTGCGTCACCGCGCTGGAGTCGGCCAACCGCAGCCGACGCGCCCAGGCCGATCTGAAGCTGGCGATCAAGGCCGGCGAGGTGTTGGTCGCCGAAGTGCTGATGGCCGACACGCCGGACTGGCTGCAGAACATGTCGCTCGAAAAGCTGGCACTGGCGATCCCCCGGCTCGGCCTCACCCGCTACCGGCGCATCATTCATCGAGCCGGCGACGCTCGGCAAAGCGTTAAGATCGGCGCTCTCACCGATCGCCAGCGGGACATCCTCGCCGGCGTCTTCGCGGACTGGGAGTGCGCGCAGCGGGACCGAACCCTTGCGAGGGCGGCCGCATGACCACCCGCGAGATGGAAGACGCGATCGTGAGTCAGGGCAAGCTGATCGAGGGGCTGGAAAGGACGCTGGCCGACCTCCTGAACGGCGGCCGGATCATCGCCGTCTCCGAGGGTCCCGCCACCGAGGCAGCCCGAGAGCTTCACGGCAGCCCGGCATGGCCGACCAGGGGCCGCGACGGGGAGGACTCCTCGCCGCCGGAGGGCGCGATCCTTGCGACTCGCAACGGGCGCTGCCCCACCTGCAACGCCGCGATCGTCGCCGATCAGGACCTGATCGTCAAGGCGTTCGGTCACTGGCAGCACGAGGAGTGTGCGCCGTGAGGTACGTCTGCCCCCAGGGCTGCGTGGTCGACGTCGGCATGTCGAAGCCGCGCCCGGGCGAGTGCCCCGGCCACGGGTCCTTCCGCTACGAGAAGGTGCTGGAGCGCGGAGGCCCGATGCGCCCCGTCTCCCAAAAGCGCCAGGCCGAAGAAGAGGCCGGCACCCGGAAGAAGTCACGCGGCTCGACGCTGAAGCCCAGCAACGGTTTCGCAGCCTCGCCGGCACAGCGGGCGAAGGTGAAGGGCTTGCCCTGCCTCGCCTGCCGGCAGGAAGCCAAGTGCGACCCCGCGCACGTCTGGCGCCAGGCGATGGGCGGCTGCGACCACGTCGACTGTGTGGTTCCACTCTGTCGTTCTTGCCACCGAGCCTTCGACCAAGGCGAACTGGATCTCCTGCCGATCCTCGCCGGCTCAGAGTCCTGGGCGAAGGAGCAGGCCCACCCGATAGCTGAGCACGGTGTGGGTCTAGTCGAACTAGTGAAACGGCTGGGTGGGAATCAGACCGAAGTGGTTGAGGCCAAGCCCGAGGCGGTGAGCGCCTGATGGTGGAGCTACTTCGGGAGCAGGCGGTTCAGCGTCGGGCGGCTGATCCCGGCACGCTTGGCGATCTCAGCCTTGGTCACGCCGGCCTCCAGGGCCTCGCTGGCGACGGCCGCGAGTTCCTTCATGGCCTTGGCCTCCTCCCGTCGGGTGCGGGTGAGAGCGGCACCCAGCTTGTCGAGCTTGCGGCGGGCTTGGATGTCGGGTGCGTCGGGCATGGCCAGAGCGTAAAGGACTTGCAGCTTCGCGTCAACCCTGTTACGCTCTGCGGGTCAATCAAAACGCCCCGGCGAGTTAGAGGCTCCCGGGGCACGGCACCAGCGACTGGAGGTCACTGATGCAGGCAGAGCGTACCGAGCGCGCGCAGTACGGCTACTACAACGTCGAGCCGACGACCGCCGCCGCATACAAGCTGATGATCCGGTGGGATGACGGAGAGCGCGGTCGAACCGTCGCCTTCGTTGACGACATGGACCAGTGGGGTCGCTTCGTCGCTGCGCTGAAGGCCGGCGCCGATGAGGTAGCAGCGGTCCACGCGATCGACGGCGGGGAGTCCTGATGCAGGGCTACACCCACCGGCCCACCGATCTCGCTGAGTTGGGCCACAAGCGCAAGGTGTGTCGCTCCTGCGGAGTTGACTGGCCATGCCCCGATGGCGTGAAAGAGCGATGTGGGGAGCGCATGGCTCAGGGCCAGGAGTGGTGTGACTGCGGCTGGCACGAGGGCAACCAGGCAGCGGATGAGATCGAGGGGGCTTCGCCGTGAAGGCGGTTATTGACTGGGTGCTCGTGGCGACCGTAGGCGTCGGTGCAGTCTGGGCGCTCCGTGCCGACATTCGCGACATGCGGGCGGCAGGCCAAGCAGCGAAAAAGAGGCGGTCGAAGTGAAGGTGCTCGACAAGAACGGCGTCGAGTTGAAGGTCGGCTCGCGGGTGCAGTCGGCACCGGCCGAAGAAACGGTCGTCAGGCCCGGGCTTCACGGCACTGTCCAAGGCGCGGACTCGACCATCGATCTCCGAAACCTTTGCGTCCCTGTTCTCTGGGACGGCCACCCCCGACCTTGCTGGCACCGCGTCGACCTCATGTGGCGCTGCACCGACCTCCTAGCCCAGCCCAACCAACCCGAAGGAGAGCCAGATGCCTAGCCCCGAGACAGGTCCCATCGAGACCAATCGCCAGCGGGAAGCGACGGTGAACTGCCAGGTCGCTGAGATCCGGCGAGCGCTTCACGACGGAGAGTGGGATTTGGCGCTTCAGGAGGCCACCCACCCCTGCGACGAACTGACCGCGATCACCGCTGCCGATGCCGAGGTGACCCGATGAGCCAAGAGACGAAGGCCGAGCACATGGTGCTGGTCGATTCGCCGGAGGACGCCTACGCTGAAGAGCGAGGCTGGGTACCGGTGGCGATGGCCGAGGGCGCCGAGGAGGCCGAGAAGGTGATGGCCAAAGAGGTTCCGGGCATCGACCCTGCGTTCACCTACAAGGCCACGGGCAAGCGCAGCTTCCACAAGCCAGTCGAGCACGTCGATCTCGCCGGCGAATGGTTCCTCTTCGAGGACGACGGCGAGGAGACCCACGACGGTCGCCCCGGTCGCAGGAGCGAATACCTGCCGTGGACGAAGAGCACCCACGCCGACGCCGCTGCCACCGAGTTCTGGGACATCGAAGTCGTAGAAGGGGAGGTGACCCCCGATGCCACCTAGCCCTAAAGAGGCAGAGACGGTGAAGTCATCGCTCTCGCGTGAAGTGCTGGAGTGGATGGCCGACCGGCCGGACCGGGCGAACACCATCGGCTTCATCGCAGACTGGCTCGAAGCCGGCGTCCCGAACGTGCAGGGTGCCCTCGCTCCGCGATCAAGGCGCCGTCCAGTACTTCCCCGGCGATCCCGGTACCTGGGCGATCACCCGTCGCGGCTACTCGCTGGTCAAGTTCGACTCAGCCGCCGAGGGAGGCCGCTACCGGATGGCGCTCGAAGCGATTTTGGAGACCAGCACCGCCTGGGATGGCGGCAAGGCCATGCACCGAATTGCGAGCCGTGCCCTGGCGGCCAACCAAGAGACGAAAGGGGAGCGCAATGGCTGAGGCAACTCAGACGTTCGATCTGCACGGTATGCCGATCGCGACCGTGACCGAGGGCTTCGATGACATGGTCGGCTACCTGGAGCGGGCGACGGTCACCGGTCACGTCGAGGCGGTGCGGATCTTCTGCGAGGCGTGGTCAGTCACCGCCGACGAACTCGACGTGGTGCCGATCTACATGCGCTGGGTGGATACCGACCTGGAGCCGGTCGTTGTTCCCGAACTGCCCTGCTGGCTGGAGTGCGGAGCCAGCGATGACAGCGCAGTGCCCTTCTGGAAGGTGCAGCCGTGATCGACCCAACGAACAGCGAGCAGGTAGAGGCTGTGGACCACCGGGCGCTCTCTCGCGAATGGCTCAAGCAGGCTGAACTGAGCAGCGACCGCGGCGAGGTGCAACGGCCAGACCGCGAGCTTCAATTCGCCAGCGCACACTCAGCCCTCGCCCTAGTAGACGAGGTAGCGAAGCTGCGGGAGCTGTACGGAGGGACGGTCGGATGAGCTTCCTTCGTCGCTACGGGGCCAACGCCAAGAACCTCGCCCAATGGTCCGCCCACGTCGTCGCCTTCGCGCCCGAGCCTGAGCTAACCGCGACCTGGCGGTGCCCCGTGTGCAAGCGCCGGCGTCCGACCACCGTCAAGAGGTGCTGCCGATGACCACCCAGCACTCCCTCCCTGAAGTACCGGATGCAGCGGTTGAGGCAGTCCTGAAGCGCCGAGAAGTCGCGCCTCGCCACCGAGGATTTGCCAGCCGGGCTATCAATGCCGACCTCCGCGACGCCCTACCCAGCCTTCATGCAGCCTGGGAGAAGGAACGGGAGGCGAAGCTCCGCAAAGCTGCCGAGGACGTACTGGAGTTCGAGGCGCAGATCGAACGTCGCGGGGATGCGAGCGCGATGGAGGACTACGAGGGCGCGATCAACGACCTCCGTGCCGCGCTGGAGATCCGATGAGCGCCCCAACTCAGTTGTCGCCCGAGTTTCTGGAGCGCTTTTGGGGCAAGGTCGCCAAAGGCGCTGACGACGAGTGCTGGGTGTGGACCGGCAGTCTCAGCGAGAAGGGCTATGGCACCACGACGATGGGTCGGAAGAAACTCCGGGTCCACCGCGTCTCCTACGAACTGGCGAAGGGGCAGATCCCGGACGGCCTGGTCCTCGACCACCTCTGCCGCAACCGTGCCTGCGTCAACCCGGCGCATTTGGAGGCGGTGACGCCGGCAGAGAACTCGCGCCGGGCGGACACGCCGTGGACTCACAACTCCAGGAAGACCCACTGCAAACACGGCCACGAGTTCACCGAGGAGAACACGATTGAGAAGCCGGGTGGCCGGCGGGCCTGCCGTACCTGCCAACGCGACCTGCAACGCGAGTGGCGAGAGGGGCAAAAGGCTTCCGCCTCTGAGGCCGAAACGCTCAGGCAGCGCGTCGCTGAGCTGGAGGCGGAGATAGCAGACCTGAAGGCCGGGAAATGCGTCCTCTCCAAGGAGGAGGCGCGGGACATTGGCGAGCTGATCGCCGGCACTCCGACGCCGGAGCAGGAACAACTCGCTCTCCGCGCGCTGGGCCGCCTCTCCGACTGGGCAGAAGGAGGAGAGGATGCACGCTAAATTCGGCCCCCTCGACCTCGAAGCGGGGACCATGAAGGTGCGCCGGCTCGGCCTCTGGCTTCCCGACGGCCTGCACCTTTGGCTCGGTTGCCGAGGGGTTCACCTCTTCTGGCACGGCAGCCCCCACCTGGGCCGCGTCACTTTCGAGCGGGCAGAAGAGAGGACCGGCGATGGCGACTGAGGCTGTCATCTACAAGCTCGGCGCCCCTGACGGCAAGGCCTGGATCATGGCGCCCGACGAGACGGACTGGCGCAAGTACCCAGTCACCCTCGACGAGGCCCAAGCGGTCGCCGACGCCTACGGTGTAAATCTCGTTCAGGAAGGGACCGGCGAATGAGTGACGAGAAGCGCCTGAACCAGATTGCTGAAACCGGAGAGGTCGTGCCAATCGCGAAGCTGGAGGCCGCAGAGTCAAAGCTGGCCGAGGTCGAAGGAGAACGGGAGAAGTTGCGCGAGCTGGCGATCGTCAATGGTGGCGAGTCGGCCAGGCACGCTGAACGCGCCGACAAAGCCGAGGCCGACCTAGCACGGGTGGAGGAGCGGCTGGAGAAGCTGCGCACCGACCTGATCGACGGCGGCGATCCCGACTACCGATATGGCTACGAGTCCGCCATCGAGGATGCCCTTGCCGTCGTTCCCGTCCTCGTCTCCCCAGCACAGGAGCAGCCCCGCTACACGGCGACAGACGTACTGATGCTGATGACGACCGAACCGGCGCTTCAGGCCGGCGCGGACGCGATCTGCGTTGAGAAGCCTGCCGGTCCCGCTGACCGCAATGAGGTCTGCATCGAGATCGAGGCCGCCCACAAGGTCGCCTTCCCCCAGCCCAACACCCCTACCGAGGAAGGACCCGAGCGATGAAGCTACTCAGTCCCCGCGCCGAAGTAATGCTCAACCCCGAACACTCCGAAAGCCTCTACGAGCCGTGTCTGAGGGGCGGGTTCAAGCCGCACGAGGTAGGTAACAGGGTCGAGTGCAAGGGGTGCGCAAAGTCTGTCATCTCAACGACGCCCTTCTTGCGTAAACACGCTTACGAGAAGCAAACGCTCAGCGACGGCTCGGCAGGGACTTGCGCCGAGTTCTGGGATCGGACGCATCCGCCTACTAAGGAAGGAGACGGTCGATGAGCCTCTGCATCCCTGGCTGCATTGCATGTAGGGACCGGCTCCCCGAAGGCCATGAACTTCACGGCCAGCGCGACATCGTCCAAGTCCAGAAGGAAGTCTGGGCGCGGATCGCCCGCGAAGAGCGCGAAGGAAAACGACGGCGCCCAGTCGTCCGATGGAGCGGAGGCGGCCGATGAGTAAGGACCCACAGGAGCGGTGCGGGGGGAGCGGACTCCGAGAGATCAACGAGTTCGCGAAGGAACCCTGCTCCGGATGCCCCGACTGCTCAGCCCCTACGAGGACGGAGGAGAAGTGCGACGGCAGCGGAATTCTCGGCCCGGAGTGCTGCGGGAAGATGGTCGCGGGCGACTGCTGCGGCGATCCTGTCCCCGAGCAGTGCCCTGGATGCTCGCGCTGTCGCCCGGACTGGACCGACGGAACCTGCGACTCCTGCCTCAAGGCGGACGTGCGGGTCCGGACCTTCAGCGGAGGCGAGACCTTCTGCGCCGACTGCATCACTGCTGCGGAGACCGAGGAAGCCAAGGCTAAACCGGCCCCTACAGAGGGAGAGGAGCCGTCCTGCGACCGGTGCGACGACTCCTTCGGCGAGGTCGGTTGCGAGCACTGCAACCCCGGTGGCCATTCCGCCACCCCGGAGCCAGAGGGGGACGACTGGATGCCGGTCACTCTTGGGCGCACCGCTCCGGGCGCCTGCCCATTCGTCATCGACAACCCGAAGGACGCGACCGAATACGAAAACGCCGAGTACGTATGGGCCGCCCCCTCTATACCGCTGGGGGACCGGAGGGACTGTCACGACTTCGTTGACATCAGCAACGGCACGACGCTGGTCAACGTCTCCAAGTGCCGGCGCTGCGGGACCATCTCCCCGTACGCCAAGGGACGCACCACGCGAGCGGACTTCAAAGCGGCACGCGAGGCCGAGCTGCCCTCCATACCAATGGAGCAGGGGAGCGGGGAGGGGCTGGTCGAGGCGGCGCAGTTTGCGCTCCGGGAGATCGACGCGATGTTCGACTACTTCCTCAAGTCCGGCCTCGTTGAAAACGGCGGCGGCCTCCCGCTCTACGAGCAGGGCAAGTCGCTCGCGGACGCCCGAGTCAAGCTCGCTGAAGCCCTGGCATCCCCTCCAATAGAGCAGGGGGAGGACCGATGACCGCCAAGCGAATCGAGGTCCGAGGCCACGAGTGGGACTACTTCCCCGGCGAAGACGGAGAGCCGTTCACGGACAAGGACGGCAACGAAGTTCTCGGCTGGGAAGACCAGCGAGAGGGCGAGGACGTAGCGGCCCTGTGCGCCGCCTTTGAAGCCTACGAGGGCCGCTCGCTTCTACTGCGGCCGATTCTCGTACGCACCGCCTCCGACGTCGAGTGTCGGATTAACGGCTGGGAAGAAGGCAGCTTTACTCGCTGCACGACCCGCGCAAAACACTCGTGGCCGATGTGGCAGATCGAGGCGGCCAAATCCGAGCAGGGGGAGGACGGGGCATGAGCGCGGCGGCTCCGAAACCGATCGCCAAGGCTCGCTACGGCCTCGAACGGGTCAAGGCCGGTGTGTACTTCCACCCAGCCAGCGGTCGCTACATCCTCCAGACGGACGGATGGGAAGGACCGCAGGGCGGTCAATACAGCCGGTGGGACCTCGCCACTTGGCTTGGCGGCTGGACCGTTGATCCGGCGCCGTACCCGACGCTCCGCGAAGCTGCCGCTGCTCTCGACAAGGAATCTGCGGCCCCACCACACCATGGGGAGAGGCGATGAGCGACACGCTGATCATCGTCGCGACGGTCGCTGCCGTTTGGCTGTTCTGGGACTGGGGCGAAGGAGGGCGGTGGCTGTGAGCCTTCGTGCTTCGCAATTCGACACGCTGGAGGCGGTTCGGGATCTCGCCGCTGCCACCCCCAGAAAGCCGGCCTATGGTGCCGACCTCTGGTCAATCGCCGACCGTCTCGGCCGGGACGCGGATTCCGCCGAGAGAAGCCTGATCCGCCTCGCCGAACTCGGCTACCTGCAGCGTTCATCCGCGCCGACCTCGAAGTACTCGCTGACCGACAAGGGGCGAGCGGCTATTAGGCCTACCTCACTAGGGGATGAGCGGTGAGCGGATTTACTCGAGACAAGGAGAAGAAATGGAACTAAGCCCAGACGAGCGCGGCGCGATCCTTGCAGGCGAGCACCCGACGCTGATCCGCGTCGGCAAAGAGTGCCCATTCGAGTTTGCTGAACAGATCACCCTGCGGACCATCCCGTCACTGGCCGGTCCCGTAGCCCAAGTCTCGATCACGATCATCGGCTGGAAGCGAGGGAAGAAGGGCGAGTGGATCCCTGAGTACAGCGTCAGGGACGACAGGCCGCTCTACCTTCGCCACAACAGTGGCTCTACTCGCTCATCGGCCGAATCCGTCGACCCCGAGGCGCCTATTACCGATCCGGTCACGCTGAAGCGCTACGCGGCCCAAGGGCGACTCTCCAAGGCCCAGCGCGAGGCCAACGCCGAAGAGGCCCAGCGCAAGCGCGAGAGAGCCGTCAGGGAACGCTTACGAGAGACGATGAAGGGCTTGACACCGGAGGCCCAGGTCTCGCTTTTGGCCGGAATAGAGCGAGAGATCGTCCGCGCCTCGAATACGTCCGAACGTGCGGCGTAGAATGCGCACTGTCGTTCCAGCTCCCCGGGTAGGCGCTCCACATAGGCGCTGCGAACCCTCGTTTGAGCTGGCCCTTCCCTGTCCGCGTGTCAAGCTGATCCGATGGAGGCAGACGTGAGAGGTAGCGTCACGATCACGGTCGGGACCTGGTCCGTCGCTTGGAAGCGCCCTGAGACCCGCGAGGAACGCTTAGAGCGCTTCATGCGGGCGGCGATCAGCGAAGCTCATCTCGGCACCTTCCCCGGTGACCCTGGCCGGCAGCGGTGTATCGGCATTGTCGAAACTTTGGAGTCAGGTCTCAATCACGATGACTGACCTAGCCACTAAGCCCAAACGATCCACTTACGACGAGGCGACCAAACAACGCGGCCTCATCGCATACGTAGCCGCATCAGGCAATCGCAAGAAGGCAGCGGAAGCCCTCGCCGCAGACGGCATACAGGTAGACCCCTCGACGATCTACTACTGGGTTCACAAGACCCACAGGGACGACTACGAGCGAATCAGAGCTCAGATGCTTCCCGAGATCAGGGAACGCCAGGCAGACGCGCACCGAGACTTGGAACATCGCCAGCTGGAGGTTTCCCACGAAGCCGCTGAACTCCTCAAGGGTCGCCTCCCCAAGATGGAAGACAAGGACCTGATCAACGCCATGGGCAAGGCAGACATCGGCTCAGGCATCCACGCCGAGAAGGCCGAGCTGCTGAACGATCGGCCCACCCAGCGCGTTACCGTCGACCTTCCCGCAGTCCTCAAAGAGCTGAAGAGCCTAGGTGTAGACCCGACGACCATCTTGGATGCAGAGGTCGTGTCAGAGGAAGACGTGAAGGCGGTTCAGGCACGAAACACCAAAGGGGATCACACCAAGGACCCCGGAGCAGAGGCTTAGGATGGCTTTCATGGACGACTTCAAGCTGGTCATCTCTCCCGACTGTCTGCCAGACACCATTTATGTGGTTGATCCCAAGGCAGCCAGCACGATCTCTCACCACCCAGCGGTAGCCCAAGCGATAGCCGATGGCCGCGACCCTGTTGTTGTGGCGCCGAACAAGCAGATAGCGCAAGAGGCTGAGGAAGCAGTGAGGCGAGTAGGACGGATCGACTTGTCTTAGGGGTTAGGTCTCAAGGTTGTTGCTGTCTCACGATTCACAGTCGCTAGCGCCAACAAACGCATGCGCGTCTCTCTTCCTCTTACGTGCTCACAGCCTGAGTGACTAAGACCACTCCGCTCTAGCAAGCCACATGCTCGCCTCTCGTGTCTATGAGCGTGTCTACACCGGCTGCGAAAGCCGCTTAGCCAGGCACGTAGGGTCGATCAGGCATAGGGGGAGGGGGGAGGGGTCGATCCCAGCGCTGCGCCTATTTATTAATTAGTCCCCCCACTGACAATTTCCCCAGCAAAGACTTTCTGTCCTGTCATGTCAGTACACTTAGGTCATGAAGAGAAACGAGGTCATTCAGGTTCGCGTCTCCCCGTTGGAGAAGGAGGAGATCGAGCGCAGAGCGGAGACGGACGTTGCGACCTACCTCCGCTCTCTGGCCCTTGGACCGATCTGGGCTGTCTCTCAATTGCTCCTGGCTGAGAAGGAACGGACGGAGCCTGAGCACTGGGAGGACGAGGGGTTGAGCACGGGGGCCGCTACCCGCAAGAAGTCCCAGCCGAAAGGTGAGGGACTTGCCGGAGCAACCGGCACTAGCGCTCCCCGTGCTGAGCCTCAGTCACCGGAGTTCGTCAAGCTGGTCAAACAGCTCGAAGCCCAGCCCGGCATCTCACCCGAGCAAGCGCGAGAGCGCGCCCGCAAGCGCCTCGGCCTGTAGTTCCCTAACTGGTCCACATACCAGGCCGCTGCCCTCTTCCGCCCCACTCGGGGCCAATACGACGTGAAAGCAACGGGCCGTTTGTCGCCCATGAAAGGAACGCATGTCCCGCCTCTCCGAGATTCGCTTAAAGCAGTACGAGGTTGTGGAGAAGTTGCAGGAGCGGCTGTTGCTGGAAGCCGAAGTCGGCAAGGGCGATGAACTCCGCAATGTCTCCGTTGCTCTGGGAATTGCCACCGACAAGCTCCAGCTACACCCGACTGAAACCTGAAAGGACTCACATGAAGCGCCGACAGCTCACCAAAGCGGCAATCGCCGCCTCACCCATGCGGGCAACGAAAGTCGGGACGAAGAACGGCAGGACCCCGAAAGGGTTCAAAGCCAACCCTAGCCAACTCGCGTCCATCGGGGCTGAGTTTCAGCTTGCCCGCCTGGGGCCTCGTTTCGGTGGGCCTCAAGGGGGGCGGCCCAACATCAAACAGGCTTCGATGGGGCCAGCTCCGAAACGAAGGGGCAAGCCGCAAAGGAAGCTCAAGGCCACGAAGGACCAGTCCTGGGCGCCCTACAGGTACCTCAACTCCTGACCCATGCGCCGCACCTTTGGGCCAAGCGGAGGGAACCGAAAGCCGGCAGTAGCCGCGCCAGGCTCCAGCGGGTCAAGTAGGCCCACCAAGCAGCTCGGCGGTGGAGGGTCGAAGGGCACCCAGGGGACCCCCGAAGCGAACTACCTCACCACCCCGACCGTCACCGTTTCCTCAACCGGCTCGGTAACGACCTCCGGCTACCAGCCAAAGGCCGCCAGACGCGCCAAGCGGGCCGCTCGGGCTTCTCGAAAGAGGGAGCGGCGGATCACCAAAGCGGTGAGCATCAGTCGCCAGAACGCCTCTCAGCGGAGGCGGAAACAGGCGACCGACACGAAGCGTTTGGCTCGGACCGAAACGGCGATCAAGGCCACGCGCCCGAAACTGGCTTCGACCCCGAAGTCCTTCAAAGGGAAACCGACTGCCGGCACTCCGACGCTGAAAAGCCTCCAGACCGCAGCGAAGTCCGGGGCACTGAAGACGAATCGAAAAGGCTTCGTTACCACCCCGCCGGTCCGTAAGGCAGCACGCGAGCTGAAGCAGGCGAAGAAGGCCGTTCGCAAGACCACCGGGCTCACCGGACCCCTGACTCCCGGCCAGAAGAAGTTCTCCCGCATCGTCGCCAGGAAGACCGGCCTCTCGCCTCGCGTCATCGCCGCTCAGGCCCTCGCTGAGGAGTCCGGCTCCTACGCTCAGCAGCGCGAGGCCGAAGGGAACCACAACTGGCTCAACATCGGCTACTTCGACTCGGGACCCGGGGAGATCACCCGCGACCCGACTTGGAGCAACCCGAAGTCCGCAGCGAAGGCCACCGCCCGCTTCTACAACAACCAGGAGTTCGGCCCTAGCGAGAAGATCGCCGCCATCGTCCCCACGAGCGCGGGGAAATCGGACGCGGCCCAGATCGCGGCCATCGGGAACTCCGACTGGGCCACCTCCGGCGCCTATCGGGAATCCATCGAAGGCACTCACGACCTGATCGGACAGAAGCGCAACCCGAAGGCAGTCAAACGACTTCAAAGGGCCGAAGCTGATGCCAAGTCGCTTGGCCTCAAACCTAGCTCAACTCCCAAGGCATCAAAGAAACTGGTTACCCGCTTCAAGGCAGCCAAACAGGCGATGAAGGAAGTCGAGGGGCTTCCCTACGTGTGGGGCGGGGGACATGGCTCGCCGACTTCCAGCCCGACCGGTGGGGGCTTGGACTGCTCCGGCGCCGTCGGCTACGTGCTGAACAAAATCGGTGCGCTGAAAGGGTCGCTGACCTCCGGCGACATGGGGTCGGTCTTGAAGCCCGGCCCTGGGGCGCTGACGGTCTTCTACAACGGCGAGCACACCTTCTTGCGACTCGGGAATGAGTATTGGGGAACGTCCGTGGGAGATAGCGGCTCCGGCGGCCTCGGCCCGCATCCAACTCCTTCGGCTTCCTACCTTGCTCAGTACAACGTGGGCCATGTCTCCGGGATGGGCTTGAAGCAAGCGCGCGAGCTTGGGTTCAAGAACCTTGGCGCAACGCAGTCCTTTCCCGGCATGACCCTCTCGTCCTCCGGAACGACGGCGACGATCAATGAAGGTGCCGGCGCTACGAAGGAAGGCAAGCCGGGCTTCTCCCAGAAACCGATCAAGCTCACTCAGGCCCAAAAAGCCCACCGCAAGTTCCGGCGCCTGGATGAACTCGGAGTAGGCGAGAGCGAAGCTGCCAGATCTGAGTCGCCCACGCTCAAGGCGCTGGAGCAGAAATATGGCGTCGCGGCGTGAGTCAGAAGGCCGTTGCTGAGGAAAAACTACGCCAGGTAGTCGAGGCCATCCGGCTCAATCCCCTCTACGCCTACAACAACCCGGAGCTGTCGAAGAAGGTCAATCACAAACAGCTCGCCTTCAACCGCGTCAAAGCTCCGTCCCTCGGCACCAAGGCGATGATCGCCGGCAATCGCTCCGGCAAGACCTACTGCTGCAAGGCGGACGATGTAGTTCAGCTCGTGCCCCGCGAGGACGTTCCTCCCCACTTGCTCGACTGTAAGAAGTTTGAGGCACCCTGCCATATCTGGATGGGCGCACCGAAGTACTCCAAGCACGAGGACACGACCCTCCCGATCCTGCGCAAGTTGATCCCGAAGAACCAGTTGCGAGACGGGAACTTCGACAAGTCCTACTCCTCGCAGTCTCGGCTTCTCAGGCTCGAATGCGGCTCGACGATCGGCCTGAAGACCTACGACCAGGACATCGACGCTTGGGCCTCGGCGGAGGTGAACCGGATTGACTGGGACGAGGAGCCGAACCACCCCAACGGGCGCAAGATGCGCTCAGAGGCCAGGGCGCGTCTGGTCTCCACGGGAGGCGACGAGATCATCGGCATGACCCCGATGCTGGGGATCTCCACGTTCGTCTACGAGGAAGTCTACGAACGCCGCCACGAGCCGGGGATCACGGTTATGAGCATGTCGATGGCCGACAACCCGTGGAACACGAAGCAGGCGATTGAAGCCTATTTCCAGGGGATGCCCGACGAGGAACGCCGGGCCAGGGAAACCGGCGAATTCGTCCACTTCGGAGGTCTCTTCTTTGAAGAGTTCCGCGAGGCGCTTCACGTCGTTGACCTTCCTGCGCTAGAGGCAATCCGCCAGCAGGACATCGTTGTCTCGATCGATCCCGGCCTCCGCCACACGGGCGTCACCTGGAGCGCCTGGGACTCAGACAACGCCGGTCTCTTCTTCGCCGAGCACTTTCCGCCCACCACGAATGTCCCTGACATCGCGGCCGAAATCCATCGCCGCAACGAGCAGTGGGGATTGCCGGAGCCGACGTTCGTGATCGACCCCTCTTACCGCAACCTGACGACCGCGATCCATGCGGACGCGGTGCAGGCCAACTACGCCCGCGAGGAGATCTACGCGCAGACGGGCAACAACGATCGGCGCGCCGGGATCCTCGAGATCAAGAAGCGGCTCCAGGCCAAGAACGGAGACAAGCCTCATCCGACCTTGCTCTATGCGCGACCGAATCCAGACCGCCCCGAGCTCGGCGTCCCACAGCTGATCAAGCAGACCGAACGCTACCGCCGCAACCCAGACGCGGCCGACGAATGGGCCGCTGTTCCTCAAGACGAACACACTCGGTTTGATTTGGTCGATTCGGCACGGTACGCGACTATGACTCGAACTTGGGATGTGCCAGATGGGCCAGCCGAACGCCCACCGGCAGGCTACGAATATGGACATGAGCCGCCCTTGGATTTGAGTGAGTTTCAGACCGACGCGCCCCCCATGGGCGACATGTCTTAAGGGTAGAATGGGGCCAACCAAAAACGCCCCCGCAGCGCAGCAACGCTCGGGGGCCGGACACCAGGAGAAGCCCCTGATGCCATCGCCAGCCTACAAGCGCTGCTCCCGCTGCGGGGAGGAAAAGCCGCTAGACGAGTTCTACCCCCGCAAGGATGTAAAGGACGGCAGGGAAGGCCGTTGCAAGGCCTGTGCACGCGCTAAGACTCGCGCTTGGCGCGAAGGCGATCCAGAGCTAGTTTCAGCGGCCTATAGACGCTGGCGCCTCTCCAACCCAAAGGCTCGGGAGGAAGGGCGCAAGCGACACCGGAAGCGTCATCCGGAAAAAGCGAGAGCGAGAAGGATTCTCAATCTCGCGGTGCATCGGGGCACCATCCTCAAGCCCACCCACTGCGAAGCCTGCGGTCAGGAGTTCGAGAAGTCCGACCTCCACGGCCACCACCACGACTACAGCAAGCCTCTTGAGGTCGAGTGGTTTTGCGGTGAGTGCCACCGCGCTCAGCACTCGCCCGACCAAGCTACGAACTAAGGAGAAGACATGAGTCCCGTTGAAACCACCGACAGCTTCCTCGTCGGCAAATCCAAGGCGACGCTGATCAATGCCTCGCCCACCTCGCCGGCCAAGATCTCCAACGGTCACGGCGGCAAGCTGTTCTACAAAACGACCGCCGCCGTCAGCGTGAGCGATACCGAAGTCGCGGTCGGTTCCTCGGTCACGGTCGAACAGATCGTTTGGGTCATCTCCGAAAGCCAGTCCAAGATCACGGTCGAACACCAGGCCGTCTCCAATCCGGCCGGAGGCAATGCATCCCCGACGGCCATCCCGGGCTTCTACACCTGGCAGCCGACCGCAGCGACGAGTGGCACGGACACGACCCCTGCCGAAAAAAAGCTGTTCGTCTCCAGCCTCTTTCTGCCGGTCAACAAGACGGTCAAAGGCATCGGCTACCTCGTCGGATCGGTTGGCGGCACCAACAAGGTCGTCGCTGGCCTCTTCAACAGCGCTGGCGAACTCCTAGCCCACTCTTCGGAAACCACCGAAGGCGCTACGGTCGGCACCGCCGCTGAAATCCAAGAGCTGGATCTGACCGCCACCTACAAAGCCACCGGCCCGGGCCTCTATTTCGTCGGAATCACGATGAACGGCAACACGGCGCGTCTGCGCTCGATTCCGAAAAATACGGCCGGCGCGAACGTCTTCACGAGCGAAGCCACGCTGACGACGAAAAACGTGCTGGCGAAAATCACGGCCCCGACTTCCTTCACGGCGGACAAGGGCCCTGTCGCCTGGGTGTACTGATGGAGGCCAAACTGGTCGACAACGCAGACCGCAGGCCTGGAAGGTGCCTGGCCTCGCGCGATCTCGAGGGGCCGTTCATCGACACCGGCTGCTGGTCGCGCGAGCACGACCCCTATGTCTACCTCTCGGTCCGCTGGGTCGAAGAGGTCGCCACGAACTTACTCGGGATGGTCTCCGAGAAAGAGGTCAACGAGCGCTTCGCCGGCCTGGAGGCCCAGCTTAAGGAGCAGGGCGAGAAGCTGGCGGCACTTGCGGAGTTCGAGGCGGCCGCAGTCGAGTATGAGGCGGCCAAGGAAAGGGTGATCGCGTGAGTCCGTCAAGGAACGCCGCCACCTCGTCCACGACCGGCAAGACGGCCGCTGGCTTCGTCAAAGCCAAAACCGAATCGCAGACCCTCATCGCCGCCAACGAAGCCCGCATCGCGGCTTACATCACCAACGACGGCGAAAAAACGGTCTACCTCGCGCTCGGGGCCACGGCGGTCAAAAACGAAGGTATCCGCCTGCTCAAAGGCGACCCGCCGCTGTGCATCGCCTCCTACGGCGGAGCGATCAGTGTGGTTACGGCGGAAGGCGAATCCATCGTCGCCTTCTCGGAGATTTGATGCTCCCCCTCTACCTCAGCCTCGGCTTTGCCTGGGCGATCCTAATCGGCCTTCTCGTCGCCCAGCAGGGGGAGCGCCGGCAGTTCAACGACGAACGCTCAGCCTTGCTCAGCACCTTCACCCTGGAGCGCGAGGTCTGGATGCGTGAGCGCCGCGACCTCAACAACCGTATCCAGGTCCCAGAGGCGGCACCGTACATGACGAACGATGACGGCCCCTCCGGCGACGACCTCCCCACCTTGCCGGAGTTCGAGCTGGACGAGGCGGATCTGGAAAAGGCCCGCGTTGCCTTGGAGGAGGCGGGCTACTCGGAAGGCCCGGTCGGCTAAGTGCCCGTCATTCCGGCAAAAGTCAAGCAGGCGGTTGCCCAAGTCCTCAACGAGGAGTTGAAGCCCTCTCCCGGTATCGAGGCGCGTCTGAAGCGTGGCAAAGAGGCGATGGGCGAAGGCGCCCCAAAGCGCAACGAGTGCCTTCGCTTCTCCCGTGGCCGCCAGTACTCCTGGGTCGATTCCCAGAACGTCATCCGCGAGCAGGACACGACCTCCAGCTACGAGAAGCGGGGGGGTAAGGCCCGCCACCGGGTCCGCTCGGTCCGCAACTACATCTTCGACCACGTAGAGACGGAGGTAGCCGGGGCAACGCAGAGGGTTCCGGGCTACGACATAGCACCGACCTCCAACGCCCCGAAGCGCATCTCCGCCGCCCGCCTCGCCAAGAAAGTCGCCTACTACGGCTACGAACAGTGGGGCATAGATCAGGCAGTCGAGCGGACGATCCGCTACGCCGTCACTGTCGACGAAGGCTTCGCTTGGCCCTACTTCGACAACACGGTTGGCCCCTACAAAGAGGTCGACGTTCTTGACGAGAACGATGAGCCGACCGGGGAGAAAAAGATGGTCGGCGAGGGAGAAATCAAAGTCCGCGTCTACGGTCCCAACGAAGTCTTCTGGGAGCCAGGAGTCCGCTTCCATGAGTCCCGCTGGCACGCAATCGAGCAGGCCCGCGATCTAGACGAAGTGATGGAACAGGACGGCTACGTGGGCGGGAAGCTCGACCCCGACGCGCAGAAGGCCGAAACGTCGGACCCCGACTCAGCCCAAGAGCGGCTTGTGCTCGTCACTGAGTATCTGGAGCGCCCGACCAAGGCCAACCCGAAGGGCAAGTGGCTGACTATGGCTAACGGCCGAGTGATCATCCCTCAGCGCGCCTACCCCTGTCGCGATGGGGAAAACAAGGTCTTGGACGAGCCGGTCCTTCTCGAGCTGCACTACGCCGAAGACCCGGACTCGGATCGCAATCTCGGCCCCGTGCGCTTCGCCATTGACGCCCAGCGCCAGTTGAACCATGCGGTCTCCAAGATCGCCGAGTGGGTGAACCTGATGCTGAACCCCCAGTTGATCATCCAGAACGGGAAGATCCTCTCGGGCAAGCTGAACGACGCCCCAGGGGCGTTGATCCGTATTGCCGGCTCGGGAGAAATCAAAGTCCGCGACGTGCCCCAGATCCCCCCCGAGCTTTTCAAGCAGAAGGAAGAGGCGATCTCCGACATGGCGCGGATCTTCGCCCAGAACGACATTCCCGCCCAGGTCGAATCGGGCAAAGGGATTCAGTTCCTCCTCGAAAAAGACTCTTCGCGCCGCGCCACCTTCTACAAGAACCTCGCCAAGTTCCACGCTCGCCTGATGCGCCACTGCCTTTACTTGGTCCAGCGCCACTACACCGAGCAACGGCTACTGAAGGTCAGAGGCGAACAGGGCATTGAACCAGTCGCGGACTTCCTCGGCGCCGAACTCCTGGGGGAGGTAGACGTTCGGGTCTCGGTTGGCTCGATAGAACCCCGCACCCGCGAGTCCATCGAAGCCAAGATCCTCGCCTTCGCCGACAGAGGCTGGGTCAGTCCCCACGAAGCGATGGCGGCGATCAACAACGGCACCGCCGAAGGGCTTGTCCAGTCCTACGAAAAGGACGTTGCCCGCGCCAACCTGATCATCCAGAAGTGCAAGGAAGGGCCGGAGGTCTTGTTCGCCACCCCACCCCGCCGGCCATTCTTCGGCGAGGATCCCGGCATAGACGAGGCAACCAGCGTGGCCAGGGAATTCATTCCCGGATGGATGCCGCGTCCCTTCGACAACGTCGCGGTGCAAAAAGACGTAGTCGCGGACTTCATGAAAGGCACCGAATACGACGACTTCGAGGCTCCCCAGCAAGAGGCCTTGAACGCCGTCTACGACTCTTTCCTGCAACTGGAAGCGGCTCAGCAAGCCCAAGCTGCCGCAGCGCAGGAAATCCAAGCGGAATCACTGGGGATGAGCAACGCATCGAAACCCCAGACGACGACTCCGCTGCCGGATCAAGCACCGATCCCGGCCTAAGGACTTCGCCCCCTTCAGGGCAAGGGCAGGCACCCGCTCACGCGGCCCCGCAACCCCCATCGCGAGAACGCCTACGTGGCCCTCGCAGCTAGGAGCACCACATGCCCGATGAGGCAGCAGTAACCCCTGAGGCCCCGATCAACGGAACGCCTCCCGAGACCAAAGCGACCCCCGAGCCCGGGGCACCCGTAGAGGCTCCACAGACCGAATCACCCGAAGTCGACTGGAAGCAGCGCTATGAGGATCTTCGCCCCGAGGCAGACCGACGGGCAAGCGTCCTGGCTGACATCGAGGGTCGCAACGGCCCCGAGAGACAGGCCCAGGCACTAGAGCAGTACGCCCGCATAGAGCTGGAGGACGACAACGAGCCCGTCGAGGAAGGCGAGTTCGAGCTGCCGCCCGATCCGCTGGACGAGATCGAGGCGATCAAGCAGGAGCTAGCCCAGAGAGACGAAGCGGCACAAGCCGCCGAGTTCGATGGGCTAGAGGCGGAGTACATCGAAGAGACGGTGAAGGGTCTCGAAGGCGAGAAGAACCTGAAGCTGTCTGACGAGGAGTACGACGCCGTCGTCAACCACGCCCTCTCCAATCGCGACCCCCACGACGGCAAGCCAGATCTAGAAGGTGGCTTCGCCAAGTTGGAAGCGATCCAGAAGGCAATCGTGAAGCGCAACGCCGAATACGCCCAGTCCAAGGACCAGGCGGCTTTGGCACCGGTCGGCGCAACGGGTGAACACAAAATCGACCTCAAGGACAAAGACGCCCGGCAGAAGCTGGGGACCGAAGTCTTTGAAGCTGCCGAGAGGTCCAAGCAGACGTAAAGGAGAGGCCGAATGGCCGCTACGGAATCCTCACTCGAAGCCGCCCTAGACGTAATCTGGACGCGGCGCCGCTTTGTCGAACAGCTGTTTGAAGAAAACCGCTTCCTCGACAAACTCAAAAAGACCGACAAGTACACCCAGGGCAAGGAAGCGAAGGTTCCGCTTCACGTATCCCGCAACGGCGGCTTCACGTCACTGCCTTCGGGCGGCGGCAATCTGAACGAAGCCGGCAACCAGGGCTACAACGAAGCGAACTTCAAACTCACCCATCACCACCAGCAGGCCGCCCTCCAGGGCGACATCCTCGACATCTCCGAGGACAAAGCCGGGTCAATCGTCTCGGCAGCCGACGAGGAGATCACGCGGGCGCTCAACGACATGGAGCGGCAGTTCACCCGCATGTCCTATGGGGACGGCTCGGCTCTGATCGCCCAGTGCCGGACCTCGAACACCAACAACGTCGACCTCAATACGACCTCCGGGCGTATCGCGATCGAGCGCGGTTGGATCTACGAGGGCCAGCAGGTCGACGTTGGGACCAAAGCCGAAGAGGCGGTGATCGTCAACGGCGCCACCGTGACCGACGTGGACGACGTGAACTACGCGTTCACCTCTTCCTCGGGCAACGTCACGACCGAGGGAACGACGCACTACGTCTCCAACAAAAACGCTCGCTCGGGGGAAACGTCCTTCGAGATGAACGGGATGCGGAACGTGTTCAGCGAAACCGCCACTCTCGGCGGCCTCTCGCCCTCGACGGAGCGCCAGTGGAAGGCGACGGTCAACGGCACGACCACGACCCTCACCATCGCCGCTCTGTTGACGGCACAGCGCAAGATCAGGCAGCGCCGGGGCAAATCCCCGACGTTCTTCCTGACGGGCCTCCTGCAGCAGCAGAAGTTCTACGAACTGCTGGAGCAGCAGGTCCACTTCGGCTCGGACAAAGGCCTCACGGCCGGCGCGGACGATTCCACCACCTGGAACGGGATGGAAATCTTCGCCGACCCGGATTGCCCGGACGAAGACCTGTACATGGGGCACTGGGAGCACCTGTTCATGGTGCGGCTCAAGGATCCCTACTGGCAGAACGCCCACACGGGCGGCGAGAAACTGGCTTGGATCCAGGGGACCGACTCCTACGGGGGCAAGATCACCTGGCGCGCCAACCTCGCCTGCGATCGCCGCAACGACGGCTACCGCTTCAGCGCTCTGGCCACCTCGTAACGCAGCGCCCCAGGGGGTCATTCCCCTGGGGCGCCATTCATTTAGCAATCAACCCGAAGGGATCACCCATGGCTCTATCGGCCGAAAACGTCCTCGCCGTTCCCTATCGCATCGTCGGCAATCAGAAGGAGACCGTCTACGACGTGACCTTCGACAACAAATACCTCGAAGGCGGCGAGTCCTGCCCTGCCTCCCTGCTGGGCCTCAACAACGTCGAGCGCTCGACCTGCACGGTCCAGAAAGTCGGCGGCACGGTCAACGTCGCCAACGTCTCGCGCTACGAAGAAAAGCTCCACCTCTTCGACGAGACGCCGACGGAGGTCGCCTCCGAAGCCGACGTGTCCAACATCGTCGTCCGCGTGGTGGCGCGAGGCAACTAGCCATGAAGGATCCCTTCGGCCTGGTTCCAGCGGACATAAAGGCTCGCTACGAGCGGGCCGAATGGGTCGACGGCGCCGCCAAGTCCGGGCAGGCGCTAGAACGCGAGCTGAAGTCGCTCTACGGCTCAGAGATGGAAGTGGTCCTGGTCAAGCCGACCATCGACCCCGCCACCTGTCCCGCCTCGGCGATCCCCGGCCGCTGGCATGTTCGCCGCAACAACCCACCGCCGGCGGTCCCGACCTACATCCCAATCACCACGCCCGACGGCGGGTATCGAGACCCCGACTCGGGAGTCATCGCGGAACTGGCTGAGATCGACCTACGGCGGCCAGAGGTCAGGCAGAAGTTCCTAGACCGCTCCCGAATCGACGCTCCCCACAAGCAGCGCGACCGCGACTTGAAGAAGGAACAGCGCCACGACGAACTGGAGCACAATTTCAAGGCAGCCAAGCGCGTCAGGGGCGAGGGTGGCTTGACGAAGTCCTTTGAGGCGAAGAGGCAGGGCAGGGGGCTGAAGACGTGACGGCGAGCTACGGCTACTGCCAGTGCGGCTGCTACCAGAAGACTTGGGTTGCTACTCAGACGAACCGAAAGCTCGGCTATGTCAAAGGGGAGCCGGTTCGTTATGTGCGAGGCCATAATCGCAGCCGGGTGCCAAATGCCGAGCGCCAGAACTTCTCGGAGCGCTACGAGGTAGACGCGGGGACTGGCTGCTGGACTTGGACTTGGTTCAAAGACCACTCCGGCTACGGCAGGCTCATATGCGAAGGCGAGCAGCAGGCTCACCGGGTTTTCTACAAGCGCCACGTTGGGCCGATTCCCTCTGGCGCGCAACTTGACCACCTCTGCCGCAACCGTGCCTGCGTCAACCCGGCGCATTTGGAGCCAGTAACGGCCGCTGAGAACGTGCGCCGAGGCAAGAACGCAAAGTTCAGCGCCGCGAAGATCCGAGAGATACGAGATCTCTGCGCTCAGGGTTGGGTGCAGGCCGACATTGCAAGGGCGTACGGAACCACCGATGCCAACATCTCGGCAATCAAGAGAGAACGGAACTGGGTGGGCGTATGACCTGCGAAGAACTCATCGCGACCCTCAAGGCGCAGGGGTTTCACTACTTGACCGACGCCGAATGCGCCCAGCTTTTGAATTCGGCGTACCTCCTCGACATTTGCGAGGACGAGGACTTCTTCTTTCTCGAAGAGAGCGCCGAAGGCACCGCGCCTCTGGAAGTCAAAGACCTTCGGACTATCGAATACGTCACCAACGTCACCCAGAACAACAAGCTGGACCCTCTGCGCCGCGCGCGCATTACCGACGACTTCACCCCCGACATAGACCAGCCCGGCTCGCCCTCGGTCTACTACGTGACGGAAGGTAAGAACGTCAATGTCTTCCCGACTTCGACTACGGACAAAATTCTTGTCCGCTACTGGAAGGTGCCAGAAGAACTCAGCGGCACCGCTGAACCGCTATTGCCGAAACGCTGGCACTCCCTCGTCGTAGATGGAGCAAGGGCCAGAGGTTACGAGAACTCCGACGATTGGGAACTGGCGACCGCCGCCGAGGCCAAGTTCAACGTCCGGCTCGAACGGATGCGGGACTCGCTTGGCACCCAGCAACACGACGCGCCCGACGACTACGTGGTGGTCGAAGACCCGGCGGCGCTGCACTGATGTCCGTACGCGGCCTAACTGGATATCCATTTCAAGGATTCGGTCGGGGCCTCAACCTCCGTGACAAGCCCGACGCGGTGGACCCCGCCGAGTGCATCGACGCGATGGACGTCCTCTTCTCGGATCGGGGGGCGATCCAGCAGCGGCCGGGCTACGACAACCTGACCGAAGCTCTCACCAACCGCGTGGGGAGCCTCGAACCCTTCTACACCTCTTCGGGCACGAGACAGCTTCTCGCGGGCTGCGGGACGCGCCTGGAGGCCCTGAGCACCGCCGGGGCCGTGGTCGACTCCGAGACCGGCCTGACCAACGCCGTCTGGGACTTCGCTCGGTTCGGGAAACCCAACGCCGAGGTCGCCTACGCCGGCAACGGGACGGACACCCTGCGGAAATGGAACGGCTCTGAATGGACCGCGCCTACCGCGGCCGTGAACGCCGAAGGGGCCAAAGCGATGCCGAAGGCCGGCTCGCTGTGCGTCTGGCCCTCGGGCGGGAACCGGCTAGTCGCCACCCGCTTCTCCACGACGACCGGAGGGCCGGGCGGGGCGATCTCCTCACCCGACCACGTCTGGTTCTCAGACCCCGGCGACCCGGAGTCCTGGCACACGACCGAACCCGAAGAAAACCAGGTGCAGCTAATGCCGGGCAACGGCGAGCCGATCCAAGCCTGCGTCGCCTGGAAGGAATTCGTCTTCGTCTTCAAGGAAACGAGCTTCTTCGTCTTCTACGCGGTGGGGTCCCCGAACGACTCGCCCGAATTCCTCTTTCGCCCCGTAGACGCCGGCGTCGGCCTCGTCTCCCCCCGCGCCTACTGCATCCACCCCACGGGGGTCTACTTCATGGCTCGCAACGGCGTCTACCGGACCACCGGCCAAGAGCCGGAATTGATCTCCTCGGCGGTGGAGCCGATCTGGTCTGGCGAAGCCTCGCCCTTCTACACCGGAGGGACCTTGGCCACCGGCTCGATCGCCAACTGCGCGATGGGCGCCTGGGAAGACCGGATCTACCTCGCCTTCCCCACCGCCGAAGCGAACAGCCGCGTCCTCGTCTACGACCCCCGCTTCGAGTGGTGGTCCCTCTACTCGATCCCCGCGAGCTGCCTCACGAGCTTTCGGGTCGGCAGCCGAGAGGAGCTGGCCTTCGGCTACGCCTCCGGTGCCAACAAGGTCGGACGCCACTCCACCGCCTACACGAACGACGAGGGGACGGCGATCTCCTCCCGCTGGCGCTCCGGCTGGTTCGACCTCGGCAACCCGGATCGGAAGACGATCAGGGAATCGAAGGTTTGGGGGACGGGAGTTGTCGAAATCGGCCTCGATTCGGATTTCACGGTTGTCACCGGCAACAGGGAGACGCTGGACATGTCTGGCTCCTCCGGCTCGCTGTTCGAAGGAGACCTCGGCGTCTTCGAAGGCGACAACGGCTTCTTCGAAGACTTCGCGAGCGCCCTCGTCGGGACCCAGTCCCGCGAAGCCTGCAACGAACAGGGGACCGTCTTCTCGCTCTACCTCGCCAGCTCGACCCTCGACCAAGACTGGTCCTTTCATCGGGTCGACCATCTTCTCCGCGAGATCCGCAAGCCCTCAGTCGTCAACGTCTAGGAAGGATCAGGAATGGCCGGCACCTATGAAGCGCCCGTTGGGGGACAGCCCCGGAAAACCGAGGAGAAAAAGACCCGCCTCTTCATCGAAGGGGTCAACGGGCTGCTGAACTCCGAAAATAAGATTCCCGGCACGAGCCTTGCCCCGGCGGCGGGGATTACGGGTACCCAGTTGTCTGCGTCCGCTGCAATCGCGGACACGCAACTCGCGAGTCCGAATAACTCTGCCTATAAGCAGTTGTTTTTCGGGGGGACCGCCATCACGCTGGATGCGCCAGCGGGGACTTATATTTTCGCGAACGCTCCGGTGGGAGCAATTCAGAGCGGCGCCAATATCGTGTCCAATGCAGTGCCGCCCTACTTCTATTTTGATGATGCGGATTACACGGTTTCAGGGAAAACCCAGAAACTGAGGTTGCGGTTCCAGGTCGCTTGCAACGCAACGAAAGCGACGATTAAATTCACGACCGGGCTGTACCCAGTTACCGTGGCCGGAGCTGCTGATCAGCTCTCCTTTGCCCTAGGGACGGTGGTTTCAGGCTCGACGGTGGAAGTTAACGAACCCGCCGCCAGCACGGTTTCAACTGCGGTGGGGTCGGACTTCACGATCCCCGCTGATGGCGCCTACGCGCTAGGCGTCGTAACGAGCGGGACGTTGACGAACAACTCAGCCGTCCTGCTCAGCGCTCAGCTTCAGACGCGAAGCGTCTAGCACGTTCCATCGAAGTCCGGATTAGGTGGCAGGCTCGCCTGTACCGTTCGGGGTAGATTCGGGGGGCCGCGCAGCGCATGTAGTTATCGGCAAAGTCCTCTTCTAGCGATTCCCACGGTCGCTGGGCCACTTCAAGGAGGACACGGAATCGCTCCCGATCCCAGTCGGTGAGGACTAGGCCGTCGAAGCTATGCCCCACCTCGTGCAAGAAAACCCCCCTTGGACTCCAGGCTTCCGCTCTCACCAGGGAGACGTAGAACCAAGTAGACGCGCCTGCTTCCGTGCAGGCAAAGATTTCAGCGTCTCCGGGGCAGGGTTCCTCAATCACCGTCAACGTCACGTCCGGCGTCGGAACCTTCGCTTCATCCACCCACTGCTGGTAGGGATAGGAGCAGGGTTCACAGAGGATCGTCGTGTGGGCGCTGGCCTCAGAAGCTCCAAGAGCTAGGACAACTGCTGCCAGCAGAAGGCCTCGCTTCATTCCTGCCCAACGTTTTCATCAAACCATTCATCGCAGTTCAGGCCCAAGCGGGTTGCTACTACCTGGCGACCTCGCCAGTGCGCAGCAGAGGTCCACTGGCAGTAGTAGTGGAAGTAGATGAACTGAATGGGTTGATAAACACCATTTTCGTCGTAGTGACCCCGGATCACTTCGTAGAGATCATTTTCATAGATGCGCGCTGGGCAATGAAGCCGGCCATAGCTGATGCGAGTACAGGCGTTGATTTCGGTGCCCTGGCGTCCAGGGACTTCGGACTGCCCTTGCTGGACATCCCAGTAGACGGCGCGGTATGCAGCCGAGTAGGAGAGATAGCGCGCGCTTGCTGGAGGGACCGTGACCAGCATCCCGAGAAAAACCCCGATCACTGCAATCTTCTTCATCCCGAAAGGCTAACCCATGGCATGGAAGCTGCGCGGCGGAGCCGTCCGCGACTCGGCTTCAGATCAGAACTTCAGAAGCCTTGACGAGGGCGGCAAAGAGCTGGACGATCGCCTTTCGAAAGTCGAAACCGAAGGGCTGCCGGCCTCGGGTAAAGCGGGCGGAGTCCTTGCAGGCACCTACCCGAACCCCAGCTTCGCCGTACCCCAGGCGACCAAAGCCGAACTGGAAACCGAGGCCGCGACCAGGGCCTCCGCAGACACGACCGAGAAAGGGCTGCGGGAAGCTGCGGACGCGGCAGAGAAAGCCGCTCGCGAAGGCGCCGACTCCACCCTGACGAGCAACCTAGCCACGGAGAAATCCAACCGCGAATCCGCCGATACGACGATCAAAGGCGAAGTCGCGACTGAGAAAAGCGCTAGGGAAACCGGAGACAACGAACGCACCAAAGGCCCCGCCTCTTCGACTGGCGGCGACATAGCGACCTTCTCCGGCACCACGGGCAAGGTGCTTCAGGACTCCGGCTGGACCCGCTCTACTGATGGGACCTTCGCCGCCAACAGCGACCTTCTCCTACCCAGCCAGAAAGCGGTCAGGACGCGGATTACGCAGGAGCAGAGCGAACGCGAAGCCGAAGACGTTGGCCTCTACGAAACGATTGAAGGAGAGGAAGCCGTCAGGGCAGCCGCTGACGGCGAACGGGTCAAAGGGCCGGCCAGTGCCACCAACCTCGACATAGCGGTCTTCGACGGGGCCACCGGGAAGCTGGTCAAAGACGGTGGCAAAACCATCGCCAAACTGCTCGAAGAAGGCGAAGAATACGCCCGAATCGTCGCAGCGGCGGCAGCAGCGGGCCTCTCTCTCAAGCAGCCAGTCGCCTACGCGACCACCGCAGCCCTGACGGTCACCGCCGAAACGGCCCTGACGCTCGAAGGCACCGTCCCGCTGACGATCGACGCCGTCTCCACTTGGACCGCTGGCACGCGGGTCTTCATCAAGGATCAGGCGGCCAAAAAACAGAACGGCCTCTACGAAGTCACGAAAGCCGAATCTTTTGAAGGCACCGGGACGTTTGAAGGGGAAGAAGGCACCTTTGAATCGGGTGAAAAATGGCTGCTGACCCGCACGGCCGATGCCAACTCCACCGAAGAGGTGAAGCAGGGCATGTTCGTCTTCGTCACCGGGGGCACGGCCAACCCGTCGACCACCTGGACCCTGACGAGCGAAAACCCGATCACCATCGGGACCACGGCCCAGGAATTCTCGCCTTTCACCGCGACTCCAGCTGGGGCTGCTGGGGGGGACCTGACCGGGACCTTCCCGAATCCCCAAATCGCCCCCGACACGATCGTCAATGCCGACGTGAACGCCTCCGCAGCAATTGCCTACTCGAAGCTGAATCTCGCGTTCAGTGTCGCGGTGGCAGACTTGGCTGCGGCCACGAAGGAACTGTTCCCGCAACTGGCCTCAGCGGCGAATCGCAAGATCAACTTCGGTACGGCGACGGTCACCTTCCCCGGCGCTAGTAATGCCTCAAACAACAAAGAAATCGAACATGGGCTAGGGACGACGCCAGCTTCGATTGTGCTCACCACCGAAGGCACGACCTCCGGTGGTAGTGGCGGCAACTTCGCCGAGGTCACCAGCAAGAGTGGGACCAAACTCGTCCTACGCGCCCTCAATCCTTTCGTCAAACCCGCACTCAACGAAACGCTAACCGTCAACTGGCTGGCGATTGGTTGAGGCTTCCTAAAAGGAAACCCCATTGGCTAACCGCCTCAGCTCCCGTCGCGAAATCACGAATAGAGCCGTGCAGGCCCGTAATCCGTCAGGGGGCACCACGGCGCAAGGAATCGGCGTGGGCCGAGCGAAGCCAGTGCCGAGGCCCGGGCTGGGCCAGTCGCGCCCTGCGGCAATGCCTACTGCGAAAGCTCCGGCAGCTGGAGCGCCTGGAACCCCCGTGGCGCCTGCCGTCACCCCTTGGGACTCCCGTTACGAGCAGACGGTCGCGGGCGCACGCAAGAGCTACTTGAACGCGGGAGCCAACTTCGACCTCTCCGAACAGGCCGCGAAACAGGACTTCGGACTCGATTCCGGCTTCAACGACTACAAGTCCAACCCGAACTCACGGGCCGCGTTGCTCGAGCAGAGCTACCAGAGCGCCAACCGGGGGACGATGAACTCCGCTGGCCTGCAGCTCTACTCAGGGGCGACCTCCAATCGCCTCGGCGCCAATCGCTCCGCCTACGCCGGCGACCGGGACCAGCTCGCAAAGGCGTATCAGGAAGCCCTAGGCGAAATCAGCAGCGGCCGCACCGAAGCGGCGCAGCGCAAAGGCGAAGAAGAACAGAGCGCCTACTGGGATCGGATCGGCAAAGCCGAAGAATCCGAACCGGAAGCCGCTGCCGCACCTGGAAAACCGAAGAAAAAACAGACGCGCAAACAGGCAACTCAAACCGCTGTCGCCAACAACCGGGCCGTTCAGGCGCCCAGGAGGAAACGCTAGTGGCACGCCCCCAGACCGCAGTAGGCCGCTCCTACCTGGCTCCCAAAACCGAAGGCCGCAACAAGCAGGGCCGTGGGCAACAGCGGAAGCAGCGCCAAGGAAAAGGCCAGGGCAAAACGCGCTCAACCGCCGAAGAACAGAGCAGGGTCACCGAACCGCTAACCCCCAAAGGGGTGCGCCAAGAGACGCGCGCGTCGACCAACCTTCGCTTCCGTCCCCTGGAACGAGCGATCAGCGGCGACATTCGCGCTTCCAAACAGCGCGTCAGCGAACAGGGCGATTGGTGGCAGAGCTACCTGAATCAGGTCAACGCCGGCCAGGCGGATACCTCCGCCGCCTACGCGCAGGCTGCCGCCACGGGCCAGGCCCAGATCGGGCAGGCCAGCGCGATCGACACGGCGAACACCGAGCGCCTTCAGGGCGAAGCGGCCAAATCCGCCGACCTTCGAGGGGTCGCCCCGACCACCGCGCCGGCCGAGCGCGAGGCGGCCTCGCAGGCCCAGCGCAACTACCTCTCCGCAGCCCAGGGCAATGCCACCGCCCAGATGGGAGCCAATCAGCGCGGCTACCTGAACGAGCAGAAGCGGATCGGGGTCGGCCAGTCCATCGCCTCCCGCCAAGCGGAGCAGCGCCGCGAACGGACCTACCGCTCAGACCTCCGAGACACCCGCAAGGAACGGGGCGACTACGCCACCACCAAACGGGGCGAACTGCGCCAAGGCGAGCGCGATTATCTGATCCAGCGCGGGGCCTTCGGGCTCGACAAGAAAAAGGCGACCCAGGAAGCTCGGGAAGGCGCGAGAGACGCACAGGAAAACGCGACCGAACGGGCCGAAAAACGCCGCCAGCAGAAAATTGAAAACCGCCAGAAGCAGCGGGATCTGAGGATCAAAGAAGAAGGCGGCGGCAAGTCGCCTGCGGAAAAACGGGAGATTGAAGAAGGCCGACAGAACGCGGCAGCCAAGGCTCAGCAGCTCGTCAAGGCCCACGGCTGGCCGAAGACCGCCAAAGAATGGGCTGACCTCGAAGAAGCGGTTGCCAAAGAATCCGAAGTCAGTCCCGCTGATGCCGCGAGGATCATCAAGAGGCTGAAAACGAAGCACGCCAGCTCCGCCGCTTCGGTTGGCAAGGCGGTCCAGGAAGCAGCGCCTGGCTTCTAATGGGTCTCTTCGACCTTCCGGAGATCTCGGAGAAGCCGAAGCGCAAGGGCAAGCGCATCAAGGTCTCCGTTCCCTACGCGCCCACCCCGAAGGGCAAGGCAGCCGAACGGCGTGCCAGGGGCAAGACCACCGTTCCTTACGCACCGACGCCCACCGGCAAGGCCGCTGAAAAGAAGGCAGAGCGGAAAGCGAAGCGCAAGAGAGCCCGGAAGGTAGCCCGAAGAATCCGGGACTTCAAGCCGATTGACATCGGAGAGGTTGGGACGAAGGAGAAGGACTCAGTCCTCGACGCTCTCAAGGAGAGCTACGACCGTCAGCCCCTTGCTCCGGTCATTGACGACGCCCTGAAGACGGCGAAGGACGAAGGCAAGAACCTCTATGAGGTCGCGAAGGAGAACTACGCGCACCCCGAGCGCCTAGGCGACCTCCCCACCGGGAAGGAGCTGAAGGCGGCAGCGGCCATCGCCGCCCTCACCCCCACCGGCAGAGCGGCTTCAACCGCCGAGAGAGCGTTGGCTGAGGCCGCAAGCAACGCATCCACTGTCCGCAGCGCCGCGAAGCTCGTAGAGAAAGGGGCCTCCAAGGTTAAGGACGCTCCTGTTCGCACCGCCTCGAAGGTGGGTGTCAAGGCCCGAGGTGGAAGCAAACGCTTGGAGGAGACGACGATCAAGCCGCGTTCGGTGCCACGGCTCAAGGGGACCCCAAAGCGGGCGAAGCGCGCCGCCACCACGAAGCAGGGCCGCCGGGCCGCTGCCAAAGGCGCGGGCCGTAAGGCGCGACGCCATCCGGTCCGCACCGGCTATGGCGCCGCCGCCGTCTCTCCCGTGCCGCTGCCAGGAGACGCTGATCAGCGCGCTAGAGCGTTCGCCGAGGGCACGGCCGCTGCCGTCCTCAACCACCCCGGCAAGGTCGCCGAGACCACGGCTCACGGAGTGCTGGGATTCCTCACGGCTCCGCTCGCGGTCGGCGGTGCCGCAGTTGAGTCGGCCAAGCAGGGCAGCGCTGCGCCTTTGGAGCAGGAGGTTGGAGGGTTGATCTATTCGCCCGCCTCCGAGGACAAAGAACATCATCTAGAGGGTGGCGCGATCGGCATGCTGAAGAATCTCGCATCTGGGGATGCGAACACGGTGGAGCAGACCACGCTTCACCAGACCGGCTTCACCCCGTTCATCCCAGCCCCCCACATTCTCCGCCGCCTGAAGAGAACGAAAGCCTACGAGGACGGCGTCCGCGGCAAGCTGAGAAGCAAAGTCGAGACCAAGCGAGCGAAGACCCGCGCGAAGCGGATCAAGTCTGAGACGACCGCCAAGCAGGCCGGCGAGTTCGTCCCTCGCAAGAAGGCCAAGAAGATCCGCCAGTCCGTTGCGGATTCAGCGCGTCCCGGAGAGAACTACGCTCTGCGTCGCACCGGCCGATTCATCGAGAAACAGCGCTCCCGCCACCATGTCTCCCGCGAGGTTGCGAGGATTCAGGAAGAGGGTTCTTTCGCCGCCAAAAAGAACAGCGAGGCCGTGGCGAAGCCCCTACGAAAGTCCAAGGGGACGAACCAGAAGGAGCAGAACTACGGCGAGGCCCTGCGGATCGTGGTCAAGCACGGGCTGCCAGCAGACGAGGCTGCGGGCATGGCCTTCGTCAAACGGCTCAACGACAACTGGCCGAAAGTCAAGCCGGACGAGATCCCGGCCGGCGTCCATCTCGACCGCCACTCGACTCAGTTCATCCTCGAGCACCCCGAGATCTTCAAGGACAAGCACTTCTGGGAGAGCGTCAAGCAGTTCGACAGGCAGGCCGCCGAGGTCGGGACCTCTTCCCGCAACCAGTACCTCGCTCAGGTCGACAACATCATCAACCCGATCCTCAAGGAGCAGGGCAAGCCGCGAATCCTCAAGCCGGAGGAGATGGTCACGCCGGAGGCAGCTTCGCTCCTGCGCGGTGCCGTGCCGAGGCGCACCGACCAGTGGACTCGCGGAGAAGCCTTGAGCTACGCGCGCGACCTCGCCGAGGTAAAAGGCAAGAGCCGCGCCAAAGCCCTTGCGATCCGCAAGGAGCTGCTGGCTTCGATGGAGGACTTGATGAGGCCGCCGGAGCACGGGGGCGCCGAGGGCGGAGTCTCGACCACCCGAGCGGTCGCATGGACCCCGGCCCAGGAGGCAGCCTTCGTCAGGCGCGCCCAGGAGGAGGGACAGGCCCTCGGCTTGCGGGACCCCGCCGCCTACGTCGCCGACCGTCTTCCCAGCGCCCTGAAAGGCTCGGAGGTTGCCCCGGACTTCGCCGTCGGCCTTCCCCTTCGCAAGGTCTGGCCCTCGCAGGGCAAAGCCGCCAGGAGTGGTAACGCTGAGTCGAGCTTCGAGTCTCTGATCGGCCCATCCATTGAGGCGCCCAGGACCCGTGGGGCGCTCGTCAAGGGACTCAACCGGATCTTCGACAAAGCCAGCCGCCAGGTCGCCGGTAAGCGCTACCTGAACTCCCGCGAAGTCGAGCGAGCGATCAACTCCCACCAAGTCCCCGACGGGACGATCTTCGTCCGCACCCAGGCGCTGAAATCAATCCTCGAAGGCGAGATCCACGTCTCCCCCGAGGAGTTCACCCGCCGGCTGGAAGGCGAGATCGAACACGGTCAGAAACTCGCTTCCTCCTCGGCGTCCGAGCTGCGAGCTGAGATCGAGACCGCCAAAGCCAGCGGAGCCAAAGGCGAAAAGTACGCGCCGATGGACGCCGCCGCCATCCACGAGCTGATGGGGCACATGGAGCCGCTTGGCAGGCTCACCCGCTACGCGGCCCACTCGACCAACTTCGTCACCCGGACGATCCTCAACTCGCCCGCCTTCGCGGCGATCCAGATCCCCCAGGAGGGCTTGCCTCTCGCCGCCGCCCTAGGCCGCAACGTCGTCCACGTCCCGAAAGCGATTGCCAACCTGAAAGAGATCGCCAAGCTTCCGATCGCCGATCAGGCTTCGATCAAGGCGGTGGTCGGATCGTCGGTCGGCGTCCTCGGAGCGCCGTCGACCAAGGCCCTGCGCTCGGAGGGATTCATGAACCCCGTTCGCGCCGCCGGCTCGACGCCCGCATGGCGCAAGGTCTGGAACGTCGTCAACGGGAACTTGATCGGCCGTTTCGACCGCAGCCGTGCCGGCCGGTTCCGCGAAGTCGCTGGCATGGCCAAGATCGAGGGCGACTTGAAGCGCGCGAGCAAGGGCTTCAACGCTTGGCGCCACTCGGCCAACAACCTCTTCAAGCACGAGCAAGCAGCGGTCAAGGCCATGCAGGGGATGACCCCGGCAGAGCGGATGGCCTATGTCGCCGAGCACCCTCGGCTGGGCGACGAGTTCATGAAAGACCTGAACGGGATGGCCGGCAACTGGAACAGCTTTACGGTCTTCGAGAAACAGTTCGCGCCGCTGACCCTCTTTTATCCCTTCCAGCGCTACTCGGTCCTGTGGATGCTCTACCACTTCCCGCTGGATCATCCGGTGGTCGCCACGGCGCTGACGACCCTGGGTCAAATCAACGCCCAGGAGCTACAGAAAATCGCCGCGACCAAGGGCGCCACCCCCGGCATTCTTGATTACACGTTGCCGGTGATCCCACACGGAGAGGGACAGGAACCTTCGGTGCTGCCGGCGGGAATCCGCACCTTCCCCGGCCTCGCCACCTTGCAGCAGTCGCTGGTTACGGGGAAGCCCTCTCAACTTGTAGGCGAGCTGCCACCGATCCTCTCGATTCCCGTTGAAGCCGCCACGGGCAAGTCCTCCTACACGGGCCAGGACATCGGGGAAAATGGCTGGTCCTACATCGCTCGCCAGGTCGGCAATCTCTCTCCGTTCCTGCGCTTCATCGGAGCGCCTGACGTAGGAGCCGATCCTTCGACGGCGGCTCAGACCTTCGGCGCTCAGGACCCGCTGAAGAAATACCGCACCATCGACCCCTTCATCGGCCAGAGCGCTTCCCAGTTCGCTGAGACCAAGAAGCTGGAAAAGGGCTTCGACACGAAGTACGGCGAGGGGGACATCCCCGGTCCCTTCGACTCGAAACTCGTCCAAGACTTGCTCTACGGGAACAACGGCAAACCGAAACCGAAGATGCTTCCCGAGGTGCTGAAGGCGATCCATGAATCCGAACGCGCCAGCAAATACATCAAGGGCCAGGAGAACCGCTTTCTGCCGCCCAGCGGGGACTTTACGGAGACCCAGAAGAAACTGCTCCAGGCCGTAGAAGACGCTTGGCAGACCGGCCCCAACGCTGATCCGGAAGAAGGCGGCTCCAAGTACGCGGGGTCGAACAAATACAGCAGCGGCAACAAATACCTGGAAGGGAACAAATACCTCCAGGCCAACAAGTACGCGGGTGGCTGATGGAGGCCAGCGCCGTAGAGGTCCGCCTTCGCAACCACGATGCCCGCTTGGAGTCTCACCACACCGCGATCGGCGATCTGCGGGCAATCACGGCCCGGCACGACACGAAGATCGAAGTCATCTCCACCGAGCTTCGCGAAACCCGCGATGACATGAAAGAAATCCGCGACGAAATCAAGTGGATCCGACGGGGCATGTGGACGGCTGCGGCAGCCCTCGTCGGCTTCATGCTCACCTTTGGCGGCCTGATCGTGGCGATAGCCAATGGCTAGCCGCAGCACGAAACTCGCGGTCATCTGCCTCATCGCCGCAGTCCTGATCGGGGGAGGGGCGGTCGGCGGCTTCGTCGTTTCGAGAAGCATCACCCTCGCCGACGCGAACACCCAGACCTGTCAGGCAGTGCGGAGCAACAACGACATTCTCCGCGACCTGATTGCCCACGTCGAGCACCGCTCCCTGATCTCGATCCGAGAAGGCATCACCCAGGACATCACCGCAGCCCAGGTCCGCCGCTTCTACGACCCGACGCTGCGCCGCATCGACGCCGTCTCTTGCTGAACCCCTAGGCCGCTCAGCGGCTTCCATAGAACGAAAGGAGCCACCCTGTGGCCCGTACCGCCGCGCACGCGCGCATCCGACGCATCGAGAAGGCGATATCCCGCGCCTCTGCCCTGAACACGCTCTACTCCTACGGAGGGGGCCGGGGAGGCACCTACATGTCCGACCCGCCCGGAGCAGGACGTTCGTGGACCGACTGCTCCGGCTTCGCCCAGTGGCTCTGCCAAGTGGGGGACGTGCGCCTGAAGAACTACGTCGGCTCGACCTGGAGCCTCGCCGAGGAAGGCGAGTCGGGGACCAGCCCCTACTTCACGTTCTTCATCAAGAACAACCCCGCCGGCCATGACGAACACATCATCGTCCGCTTGCGGCGGCGATCCCGTGCTGGCCGAAAGCTGTTCGGCGAGTTCCGCTGGGCGCAATGCGGGGGCCGGGACAACCCCAAGTCCGGAGGCGGTCCTTCCTGGTTCCGGCCAACCGCGTCCCGCATTGCCGAGTTCCCCATCCACCGCAAATTCAAGGAGTTCGCATGAAGGGCCAGCGCCTTCTCGTCAGTCGGGTCAAAGCCGACCCGCAGGCGAAGAGCGGGGGGCACGTCTACGAGCTGACCCCCGTGAGCTATCTGGGTCCCTGGAAGCTAAAGGCCGGGACCGAAATCGAGATCCTCAAGGAGCCGAAATGAACCTCGCCCCCTACCGTAAGTTTGTCATCGCCTTCTGTGCCGCAGCCGTGACGATCGCCCACGCTTTCGGCGTCGTCAACGCCGACGAGATCAGCAAACAGGTCATCGCTGTCTTCGACGGGCTCGCCGCGATCGGCGTCTATCTCGTTCCCAATGAACCGGCTTGAACACTGCCCGTAAAGGCAACGCCGCCGAGTGCTTCGTCGGCGACGACCTCCGGGGCCGAGGCTTCACCACCGGCTCTCGCCGGCACATAGGAGGGGCGGGGGACTGGATCGCCATCCACCCCGGCGGGGATGTTTGGCTAGTCGAGGTCAAGGCGACCAAGACGCGCTTCGGTGGGTTCGGGCCGGCCGACCGCCAGGCGATGAAGGAAGCCCTGCTTCCCCTCGGCGGATCCCGCTACCTGGCCCACGTCACCGGCTCCTGTGGCCGCTTCAAGGTCACCTATGTCCACGAGCGCGACTGGCCTGGGGGCTAGAGAATGTGCCTTAGCTAGAACGGCGATGCCGTTTGCAGCCCTCGTCTCTTTGGAGGCGGGGGCTTTTTTGTTGGCCGGGTGCAATCGACAAACTGGAGTGGCCTAAGCCCAAGGCCTGGACATAGCGGCAGTGGACCGGCCTCGCGCAAATCGGCCGTGCTACCAAGGATGGGCAATGGCAACAAGGAGGGCGCACCGAGGTATTGAGGAGAGGGAGTGGCAAGCGCAAGCCCGCTGCCAGCCCTTCGCGAAATAAGAGACGAAACACGCGCCGCAGAAGCCCGGAAGCCCGAGAGGGACCGGCTGATCCGTCAGGCTGCCGCTGAAGGCAAGACTGAGGCTCAGATAGCTGAGGCGAGTGGCTTGTCTCCGGGGCGCATCAGCCAGATCAAGAAACTTAGTCACTAGGCACTTTCCCTTTGCCTTCTCCTGCCGCCCGTGATTGTCTCACTCCATCGCACGAAGGAGCTTGAATAGAGAACGGGCGTTAGTTTCGGGAAGCTGTCCGGGCCAGCTCATACCTTCCGCTCAGGTGCCTCGGCATCGGGTGGGCGGGCGAATGCTATTGTCTACGCCTGCCCAAGGGGGATCGGATGCAAAATGAGGTTGAGCCAGCGGTTGAGGTGGACGAGGGAGCGGTGCTGGCCGAGGCGCTGGTCGCGGTGAGACGGGCGGCTAAGTGCCGGTCCCTTCCCCGCCACGCTCAAGACGTTCTATCCGCGAACGCGACTCTGCTTGAGCTTTTTGCACCTTCACCAGTTCTTCGGATAGTCGCGTCTGGGCCTTCGCCTGTTCGGCAACGATCCGGCGCAACTGATCGACCTCTTTTGGCTCCGGTTCGCTGAGACCGAATACATCGGGCGGGCAGCCCGTGATCCGCTCCACCTCTTCGATCAGAGTGCGGCGCCTGTCACGCGGGCTGTACTGGCCGAGGTTCCCCTGGGTATAGCTCCGAAGCGTCGTGTCAGAAACACCTAGCTCTTCGGCGATCTCACCTAGCTTCTTGTCAACGGCGTAACCGCATGCAGCTCCGATGCGGCGGCCGATCTCCTTGGGCCTGTCGAGAAGTTCTGGGGAGTCCATCAAGGGGACCGTAAGGGCGATTTCCTCCCGATTTCAGAAAAAGCCTGCGGATTCCCGAAGACTTTGCTAGGGTTTCCGAAGTGAGCCGAGGAAATCGAAAGCCAAACACCCGTCTGATTGAACTCCGCGTCAACCGAGGCATGTCCCCGGAGCAGCTCGCGTACTTCACGGGCCTGAGCGCTCCGACGATCCGGCTAGCCGAGAAAGGGCACGTTCCGCAGCCCCGAACGCAGTTCGCCATCGCGGAGTTCTTCGAACTTCAACCCACGGACATCTGGCCGCTGCCGGGAGCGAAAGCGCTGGCCCTCGCATGATCGACCTCACCGCCGAGCGCTTGAACCGGGGCCTCTCCCTAACCGCCGCCGCCGACGCAATGGGGGTGCCGATGAATGTCCTCTCCCGCGCCGAGCGGAGGGAGGGCTTGCCTCACCCGGTGAACGCCAAGCAGATCGCCGACTTCTACGGCTACAAGGTCACGGACATCTGGCCGGTCACGGCCGAGGCAGGGGTCCAGTCCTGATGTCTCGCCCCAGCGTCATCTCGGTCCCCGAGACCCCGCGAGCGGTACGCCGTCTCTCCCGCCACGCCAAGGCCTGCCCGGCCGGAGGAAAGAAGGGCTTCACCACCAAGCGCAAGGCCCGCGTCGTCGCGGAGCGGCTTGAACTTCTCGACAAGATCCCGATGCGCGTCTACCCCTGCCAGAACTGCGACTTCTGGCACATGACCCGCCAGGCGCCGCACTCACAGGTGGCAGCGTGACGACCGTCGCCTTCACCGCCCTCGGCTTCTCCCTGATCGCCTTCTCGGTCGTCGCCTACCTACTCGCCAAGGAACTACGGGCATGGCGCTGATCCTTGGTCTCCTCGCCATCGCTGCGCTGTGCGTCTATCTGGAGGCGCGCAAGGAGCGCTACGGCAAATCGGAGACCACCTACGTCACGGTCGAAGAGTACGGCGACTGGAACTGGCCTCCGCGCTATCAGGACACCGCACACGTCTCCCACGCGGGAAAGGACCGGGTGGGGCTGTGAAGTACGCCGAGTTCCAAGAGGCGCAGACGGAGCACGTCGTCAAGACGCTGGAGCGAGCTGGGATGGCCGACGCCGCCACTCGCTCAATTGACCGCGCTCTCGGCAATCAGATCCGCCTTCTCGACCTACGCGGCAAGGAGCTGCTTCTACTCGGCAAGACCGAAGCGGCTAGGTGCTTGGCGACGGCCAAGTGCGCAATCGAAGACGCCCGCGAAGAGATGGGCGAATCGTGAGCGAGGCGATGACTCTCGACCGCCTTATGCGAAAGGTCGTCTGGAACGGTGACGACACGGAGTGCTGGACCTGGGAGGCATCCAAGACGAGGCACGGGTACGGCAAGTTCGCGGTTTCCGGTGGACGGTGGCGCGAGGCGTACCGAGTGGCTTACGAATTGTTCGTTGGCCCGGTCCCGGACGGTTTGGAGCTAGACCACCTCTGCCGCAACCGCGCCTGCGTCAACCCGGCTCACCTGGAGCCGGTGACGCATGCACAGAACCAGAAGCGGAACGCACATTCGATTAAGACGCACTGCAAACACGGTCACCCCTTCGACGCCGCTAATACCTATTACGAAAAGTCGGGCAAGCGGAGGTGTCGAGCGTGCGACGCAAGGCGTGCCCGAGCCAGGAGCCGCAGATGACCGTCCTCACCACCGGCTACTTCACCGTCAAGGCCGCCCGCAATCGAGGGACCAAGGACAACCCCCACGGCGGCACTCTTGTGAAGTGGTACGTCGACCTTCTGGACGAGCAGGGCCAGCCGGTCAAGGACGCCACGGGCAAGCCAGCGGACGCCTACTGGCAGCGCAAGGAGGGCAGCGAGGTCAACCCCGGCGACAAGGTCTACGGGGAGATCAGCCAGGGCGACCACGGGCTTCGGTTCAAGCTCAAACCCGCGCCCGACTCTGGGGGTGGAGCTTCGACCGGCACGGCTGGCAGCAAGCAATGGCAGCCGGAGAGCAAGCGCGATCCCGAGCGCAGCGCCCGGATCACTCGCCAGCACTCGCAGGAGATGGCGGTTCGTGTGCTCGCTGCGATGGGTTCCTTCGAGGGCAAGGACGCGACCCGAATCCACGAGCTGCTGAACCAGTGGACCAACTTCTTCGACGCCGACGTAGACAAGGCCGGCAAGGCCGCGAGTCAGGGCGCAGGGGCTAATGCCTCGTCTTCTTCCCGCGAGGCTCCTGGGAGGGACCCTGCCCCTGACTCGCGGCCAGTCGAGCACAAAGACGAAGTCCAGTACTTCGCCCACCTGATCGAACAGGCTGGCCTCAAGGACGAGCGCGCTAACAGGCTCGCAACTTGGGTGGCAACTCGGCTCGACAAAGAGCAGCGGGAATGCGCCGAGGCCGGCCTAGAGAAGACGAACTCGGCCGCTTCCACGCTGGCCGACCTGGTCAAGGCCTACGAAGGCTCAGAAGGCCCACTTCCCGTCCCGGTCCCCGACGACGACATTCCCTTCTAGTGCTGGCGCCTGCTTCAGTCCTACGCGGTGACGATCCTCAGGTCGAGGCTGAGCTATTCGCCTGGGCTCACCAGCACAAGGCCGAGGAAGAAGCCGCCTACGCATGGGAGGACTCCTTCGAGTTCGGCCCAATCTGGAAGCCGGTCGCCGATGAGCGAGTAGAGCGCGAGTGGACTCGGATGGAAGAAGACCCCGACCCGAACGAGCGCTTCCATGGCTGACGTTCGATTGGACTCCATGCCCTGTCCGGCCTGCGGCTATCCGATGAAACGGTCTTGCAGGAAGTGCGTCGCGCGGCGCAGAGGCGCCGAACGTCGCAATCCCGAAGGGACGCTTTCCGGGGGCCGGTATGTGGTCACGAACGCCGAGGGCAAGCAGGTTCGTCGGTACCGGCTAGCGATGGAAGAACACCTAGGTCGGAAGCTGGAGCCACATGAAGTCGTCCACCACATCAACGGCGATCCCACCGACGACCGCATCGAGAACTTGGAAGTCATGGACAGGGGCGAGCACACGTCTCTTCATTTGAAGGGCAACACGATCACGCGCGGCCGCAAACTCTCAGCTGAGACCAAGCGGAAAATGACGGAAGCGCGGAAGGGCAATAACTACCGTCTCGGCACCAGGCAGAGCGACGAGGCGCGGTCGAAGATCAGCGCCGGTCTAAAGCGCGCCTACGCGGAGGGTCGGCGATGACGGATGTGAGATTGGACAGCATGGTCGGATGCCAACGTGAGCTAGCCGCCTGCAACCAGGAACTCGCCGAATTCGCTCCCGACTGGGCACAGAAGACCGGCGAACTGAAGGAACTTGAGAAGCGCTACCAGCGCCTCTACCAGGCCGGGATGAGGAACACGACCGGCAAGAACGCCGAGGAACGCCAAGCGACCGCACACGCGGCTGTCGAGCGCGTCGAACCCGGCCTTGCGGAGCGCATCGAGAAGCTGGTCGGCGAGGTCGAGAGCTTCAAGACCCGCCACAAGGCAATCGACCGCCGCTCGGACAACGTCCGCTCCATCCTCTCTGCCCATAAAGAGGCCCACAAGCTCGAAGGGACCGGACAATGACCGTCGCCCAGCTGGAGCCATTGGTCACCCTCGATGACCTCAGCCAATACATCGGCATGTCGACCCGCTGGCTCGAATACCGCCGCGCCGAAGGAATGCCCTCCGCCGAAGTTGGAACGTCTCGCCGTTACCGGATCTCCCGTTGCGAAGATTGGCTCCGTAAAGAGGGCCATCTCAAGGAGGACGGGGAATGA